AGCCGCCAGCAGACGCTCCTTCTGGTCGTTGCGCAAATTGGCGAAGAAATACTGATCGTAGGGGAACGGCGACCTCGCGTTCTGCTCGTCCAGCGACGTGAGCTGAAGCGACACGTTGACTCTGTCGGTAGGCGTGGCGAGCGACGACTCTCCGCCAAGCTTGGCAAGCTCGGCCGCCAGAAACTCGTGGATACCATCAGGTTCCAGCCACGACTTGCGCACCCACTTCCCGCCCTCGATGTTGCTCCACCCGTTCTTGACCGCGGCCCACGCCTGCCGGATTGCCGATTTGTCGTCATGGCCTGCCTTGATGCGGTCGTTGGCCACCCGTCGCCAGACGGTCTGCGCGTCCTGCGGCAGGACGCCCCTGACAGCGTCCGGGAGTTCGGCGTTGCTAGACCACACCTTGCCGATCTTCACCTCCCCACGGCCTTCCTTGGCGCCCCTGAGGGCATTCCGAAGTTCGTCGGTCGAGAACTCCATCTCGGTGAAATCCCCGGGATCTTCCCCGGACTTCATGAATTTCTTTGCGTCGACCGTCCCATCTGGCCTCATCGCGGCGAACAGGCGCTCGTTGCGGTGGTGAGAGACCACCAGCATCTTCTTGTTGCCGGCCTTCTCGATGTGGTTCAGCATCGATTGCGCGGCGCGCGCCTTGAAGACATTGAACGACTCTCCGCCGTCCACCACCTCGTCCGGGTTCTCGACGTGGTGCATGATCCCGTCGTGCGCCTCGTCGGTAGACATCCCGGTGAACTTGCCGAGGTTCCATGGCCGCATGCCGTAGTCGTGGGTCGGCTTGATGCCGACCGCCTCGCCGACGATCTTGGACGTCTGGATCGCGCGGCCGAGGTCGGAGCTGACGATGTAGCCGACATCTTCGTTCTTGAGCTTTTCGCCGGCCTTTTTTGCGTCCTCGATGCCCTCCGCAGTCAGCGGGACGTTGTTCCAGGACCGTACCCGGTCCTTGCTCATGTCAGTCTGGTTGTTGAACCGGGTGGGGCCGTGACGCATGAACAGAACGTTGACGGTGCGACCTTTGACCAGAACGTCCGCCCTGATCTTCCCCATCGCTTTGTCGAAGTCCATGGCCGACACCGCAATGACTCGCGCACCGCCCTTGACCTCCCCGATCATCGTCAGGAAATCCCTCGCCTTGCGCTTTATCGGCTGATTGCCGAGCGCGGTGGCGGCGTGAACGTCGCCAACGGCCATACTCTTGCCAACCCTGGTGCCCCACTCCTTCGCGTGCACGTTGATCTTGCCGCGAAGCTGACGGATCACGTGGGTGGAAGCGTTCATGTGGTCTACCATCGCCTGATGCAGATCCATCGTCTTGTCGGCTACGTCCTCCATCGCTTCTGTGTTGCGCTTCTCCCACGCGTTGTAGCCCTTGATGTCAGAGATGTCGCCGTTCTCGTCATAGTGGTCATCCTCCTCGGATGACACCTCGCTGGCGTGCTCTGAAGCATCAGCGAGCGCTTGACGCGCCTCCTCGATGATGTCGACGCTGTCGTGCATGCCCTGCGGCACTTCCTCCATCGCTCGTGACAGGTGATCGCCCTCGTCGCCGCTCATCGCATCAGGGTGCGCTGGCGCGTCCCCGGCCGTCCATCGTCCCTTCTCGTCCCGCGGCTCGTCAGAACTATATGCTTTCCCGAACATCCTCTGGCGCAACTCGTGCAGGTCGGCCATCGCCTGCTGGTACATGCGATGGATGCCCCAGTACAGGTCCTCGCTCTTGTCCTGACTGTGCTCGCCCAGCTGGCGATGGAGGTCAGCAACCTTCGCCTCGGCGTCCTTCAGCTGCTTCTTGTCTTTCTCATGCTCCCTGACGCCGAGCAGCTCGTCACCAGGCGTGTACGCGCGGCGAGTTGTCATCCCGTAAGGATTGCGCGCGTTGCTGCGATATCTTGGAAGACCTTCAGGTTTGGGGCTGCCGCTGGTCCATCTTCCGCGCTCGTCCCGCGCCTCCTCGGGAGGACCGTCCTTCAGCACCTCGGCGAATGACTTTGCGACGCCGCCACCTTTCGGTTTTTCTATAGAGATGCGTCGCATTGCATTCATCAGCGATACAAGGCGATCTCTGTTCTCGTGAGACGAACGCAAAAGAGACCACTCGTAATGTGAAGATGGATAGCCGCCAGAACCAGATTTGTGGCCAGCTATCCGGACTTGAAATTCATTCCCGGTGGGATTGCTCCCTAAGTTAAGACCACGATCCCTCATCTCTTGGAAAAGCTGAGCCTGTCCATTCTTTGACATCTCCGGCGGCGTTTCTGTGCGGAAACGTAGATACTGAGCCTCGGACAAAGGACTGGACTTGTGGCTGATCAGTTCATACCCGTGAGACCTCATCAGATCGACCACTTGAGAAACTTGCGCCTTCGCCGCCGTGTTCATTTCATCCTGGCTGGCGCCTTTCATGCCTCCTTCCGTCCAGCGGCCACGTTCATCCCTGGCCTCATCATCAGGGCCGGCCTTCCCGAGCACCGCGCGCGCACGGGCGTTCGGATCGACCGGCTCATGGTCGTCGCAGTAGCCGTAGGACTGGATCGGGGGCGCGACGTGGGTGCACGCTGGCGGGTTGCCGGCCACGAACATGGCACAGCCAGAACACTGCTTGTCGCCGTTGGGGTGATCCTGGTAGCCGACCTTGGCGTGGGACTTGAGCTTGCGAACTATCTCAAGCTCTATCGCCTTCGTGAAGTTGATCGCCATGCTGCACCCGATCGCAGACCCACCACCCGTGGGGGTCCTTGCCGATCCTACGATACACCAAAACCTCGCCGTCGAGGGAGATGGTGATGATCTTCTTCACGTTGTCGATGCTCAACCAATTGGAATCAACGCTAATGTCATAAACGTCTATAACGATGCGTAGGGGGCGGGAGGTAGTGGCAAAGTGATAGATACCGTCCTCGCCCTGAGCAACGATGATCGGTTCCGGGTTCAATCGCATCTTGATTTAATATCAGAGAAGCATTGAGGGTTCCAACCCCGAGGTGTCACCCACAACCGGCGTCTCCGTCCGCCCGGAGCTAGCCTACTCCCGCTTCATCGACCCCTGATAGATTTGCCACCAGAAGTCTCCACGGTTTCGCACGGGATAAAATGGAACATGTCGTTCCCTGCGATCCAGTTCCTGCCGGACGGGGTCTCTCATCTGTGTCTCATGGGTGCGGGAGCCGCTGCCTCCGGGACCGAATTTCCTATGCCTGCGCGTTGATCGTCCGCGACTCTCGCAGCGCCGCAGCATGCCGGCGCTGACAGAAGTCTACGTTCTGACGCGCCTTTGACGCCCTCTGCGTGGCGCGAGTCTCACCGCCCTCGGCGTCGGACAATTCCAGGTTCGCCAGCGTCAAGTTTATGTGGGCGTCCTGGAGTGTGCTGCCCATGTCCTTGACCTGGACGCGCATGACATTGATGCGCTTCTCGCGGACGAGTTGACCTGCCTTCACGACATCCTGCTCGGCGCGCGCGAGGATGGCCTCAGCCTCCCTCAAATCGTCTGACGGCGACTTGGCGGCGGTGCTAGTTCCCGACATCGGTCTTCCTCTGGATAGCCTGCCTGAGCAGCGTCAGGTCGCCGGAACCCATCATGATCTGCGACAGCGCCGCCTTCGCCAGAGATTGGCACTTGCCGAGCGCGGCGTCCACCCCCCCACCGACCATCTGCGGCGACAGGTAGGCGATGACGGTCAGCGCGTTGCGGTAGATGTCCAACTCGCGATGGCAGCGGTCCATCTCCTCGTGGAGCTCAGTGTTCTCCTTGCCGACGGCGATCAGCGCCTTCGACGGGTTGTTGAGGATGATCGTGCCGTGCGCCTGCTCAAGCTCTTTCAAGACAATATCGTCAGTTTCCTTGAACATGAACTATACCTCCCAACAGCTAAGCCGCTTCCCCGTCATCAATACCGTCATCCGGCAATTGGTCAAGATCAGTCACAATTTCAATTTCACATCTGCACGCAGGGTGCGGGTCAGGCGGCTGATCTTGAGGTCCATCTATCGAATCAAATGCCTCATCAATACCAATCCCGTCCGGATTCATATCCGCACAACTCTGACAGATAGGACATGCGTCTGGCACGATGCGCCAAAATTGGCGGACCGCACTATCTGGGAAAACACCTCTATCGACTGCTTGGCTATAAGCATCCACCAACCCCGCATTAACGGCTCTTGACGCCTCCGTAGTAGCGATCGTCTCTGCCCGGTAGTCGATGTAGTTGTCGATGTAATCATCGGTCAACTTGTCGACCATCGCGCCGTCGAGGGATTGCCCTGAGTCGATCGCGGCCTGGACGTTGTCGTCCTCCAGGAAGTTGCGCAGCTGGCGTTGCAGCGCGCCCGGGTCGAGGCTCTCCAGCATGTCGCGGTAGTTCATCGCCGCCTGGGACTGCCGCGCGGTGAGCCCGAT